ACCATATTCAACCCTTTAAGCAGTCGCAGTAGTAGTGGCCACCTCGGCGCGAAAATTTGATAAGCGTCATCCTGAGCGAATGGCCGACGGCCAGTCCGAAGGATCTATACGACCCTGAAGGTTCAATCCAAAAAACCCTAAAATCCTCAATACCATAATCGGCTTATAAGCAGTAGCAGAAGAGGCGGCTTCCTCCGGCGCGAAAAATCGCCGTTCGAGGACACTACCACCGCTGCCAGTATTTACCTGTATAAGGACCTCCCACACTTGTTACGCGATCTTCCTACAAAAAATCTTAGAATCTTCCCAAAGTACAAAAGCAGCATAGGCACGCTAAAACAGCCAATTACGCAGCGTTTCAAACAGCGTTACTTTTGTAACATTTGTAACAACTATAAGAAGGAAATAGAATAAAAGACGCTCAGCGTTATTTTTAGTCCAGATTGATTTGTTACAAGTGCGCAGCCTCACGTTACGATTGTAACACTCACCCTCTGATCAGACCCAAAATTGTAACGCCAATGTTACGCCACTGTAACAAATTTTCGAACTACGTTATCCCTGAAATTCAATGACTTAGATAGTCCGGTAACGAATGTTACAGGTGTAACGCCATTTTCAAAATTACTCCGATACGGCACGTATACATTCAGAATGCCACATCATCTGCGAAATCTCACGCTACCCCCAAAGCCCCTCATTTCTTAGATCAGTACAAATAAATTCCCCCTTTTAAAGGGGGGTGAGATGGGTAAAGCATAGGAAGGGGGATGTTCTGAAATGGATATACTGCATAAATGCAGTATTTACGCAATGCTTACTATCTTTAAACAACCATTCCAGAGAGCAAATGAACGTATCGATTGAAATCAAAAAGCCCCTACTCAAATCTTACTTGAAGCATATCTTCAGGAGCGATCCCAAAGGCAACCTGATTGCCACAAAGACGCATGATTTCGGCCAGCTCCTTTGCAGCTTGGTACGCTACAGCAATACAAGACTGGAACAACTTCCGACTGAGAATTCAGAAGCTATTGTCACCTTCAGGCTTCCCAAAGTTCGCTCCCTGGCCTCTGCAGAGAGTTACCATCTATACTATACCAAAGAGGACGCGCTAAAGCTCAACGATTACCTGCAAACGCTGTTCAATATCGAATTTGATAGGTATTACCTGGCAGGTCGGAAGAAGCAATATCAGCAAAAAGAGATCATCTCCACCTTCGTGACCACCAGAAACCTAACCGGCCTTTCCGATGTAGCCGGCTCACTGAAGAAAAGAAACTACCGCCGCGAGGCAGACTTATTAGAGGAGCGAACTCAGGAGTTGCTCCACAAGGCATACAATCGGAACGATCGCATCCTTTTTGATGAAAGCTTGGTCGTGAAAACCGAACATTTAAATTATTAGCATTCTTACGAGAATCAGACGTAAAAATACAAACTGCAATGATTCAGCGAATAGACAACATTTGTGCAGTACACTACACTACCTTAGATCAGATCAATTCCGTAGACCTACCCTTGGGTGGACCAGCTGTAGTTGAAACCACCTGGCAACCGCTGGATATCTCTCCAGGGCCCGGACTGATCATCAGTAGAACGAAGCCAGCATCGGGCGAGCAATTCGAATCTAAGTTTACCGCTGGCTTGCGCTCAGCATTCAATTTAAAAGACCTGTTACTCATCCGACTCACGCTCCTGGATGGTACCGAAGTACTGATTGGGGATACCGATATACCCGTACGGGTCGAAGAAGATCACGCGCTCAAAAACAAAACCCTGTCCTTCACCCACCTGAGCTGGCACTATCCCTATCAGCTGACCCAGCACGAGGATTCCTCCGGATCTTCCACGCAAGGATTGTAAATCTTTTGGTATGTTTATATCATGCTTACCGTAAAATGCAAGACCTGCCCTTCCGATATTCCAAAAGGAGCTAAGAAATGCTCTGTATGCGATAGTTACCAGGATTGGAGAAGACATCTCGGGATTAGCAGTACCGTGTTGGCGCTAATGGTAGCGTTCATAACCAGTATTACAGCATTGCTACCTGTTGTTAAGGAGTATTTAAATAAACCGAATAGCAATATTGCAATCGCTGCAAGTCTAGATGCATCTAAAGTAGATTATCAAATTGTGTTACAATACGTGTATGACCCCTCAAAAAAACACAACGATAGTCTATATGAATATTCGATCTATGCGAAATATTCTGGCGCGATAAATCAGATCATTATCAACTCCGGAGAAAAATTCGGATTCATAACGGGCCTCGATATGTTAATAGTCGACCAAAGCACTCAATTTCTTTCCAAGATCAGTAGCATTTTTGGTGGGACCTACAGACCAACCAGAAACAAAGTTCCCATGGAACAAGTCATAGTTTCTCCATCGGTTCCTTCCGAAGATTACAACTCGTTCGTACAACAAAACAATCAAACATTTTATACTTTCGAACGAATCACCTCAATTGATGAATATCTTGATTATGAATATGGGAAACGCGTTACAGCACCCTTGGAAGTGGATCCTAATACAAAATTGATGGTACTTAGATGGCAGTTGTTTGATTATCACGGCACTAAGTATGAGTTGACCGATTCAATACGTCTAACCGGAGAAGATATTTCACAATCATTTTCGTGGTACGATTCTTCAGCTTACAACTAACCCACTTCTTATTTCCCACTCCCTACTTCCATCTTCACCCCTATCCCCCGTCCTTTCAACCCCTAAACCGCTTTCTAACCTTGCTTAGGCTAAAAACTAAGCAATGCGACCTCAAGCCAACTGGCAGTATTTATTGATGAACCAAATCATGCGGGGCACCTTCTTTATGCACCCGCGCGACGCGATAGGCTTGGGTGAGCATCTGCAGCAAATTCTCACTCCCGACGCATTTATTGAGGCACCGGAGCGCGAACCCTTCGCTGTTAGCCTGGCAGAATCAACTGATATTGAAGCCAAAAACTTCAATTCCGAAGAAGAAAGCATCTACGACAATGCCGCAAAAGACTCAGTAGCGGTCTTCAAAATCAATGGCACCATGCTCAAGTACGGCACCTGGTGCGCATATGGTACCCAGGAAGTCGCCGCATTTATCAGAGAGGCTGTCCATCACAAAAATATCGGGGCCATTGTGGTAGAATATGATACGGGCGGTGGCAGCGTTTCTGCCATCGCTCCCCTGCAGCAAGTACGTGCAGAAGCCAAGGCCCTGGGCAAACCCTTTATTGCCAGCGTAGATATGTGTTGCAGCGCTGGCCTGTATGCTGCAGCGGACCATGACCTCATCATTGCCAACAATAACATCTCGGCTGAGATCGGATCCATTGGAGTAATGATGTCCTTCTGGGATGTGATACCATACTACGAGGAAAAAGGCTACAAATTCCATTCGATCTATGCAGATCAATCTTCTGAGAAGAACCAGCCCTTTGAATTGGCACTCAAAGGCGATTACGCCAAGATCAAAAAGGAACTCTTAAACCCGCTAGCCATTCAGTTCCAGAACCACATGAAGGCATCACGTTCCGGCAAGCTGGTAGAAAGTGCAGAAGGGATCCTAAACGGCAAGGTCTACTTCGCCCAGGAAGCGCTTGAGAACGGGCTGATTGACGAAGTGGGAACCCATGCCACCGCCATCGAAAGAGCTCAGCAGCTCATTGAATCAAGAAATTTTTTATCTCAAACTTAAATAGTAATCCACATGAACAAAGTAATGGCCATGATAGCGTCTTTCTTGAAAATTGAAAAGTTTTCACAAAAAGACGGTAAGGCATCTCTCACAGAAGAGCAAAGAGCCAAGGTGGAAAGTACATTTGGTAAGGAGTTCACAGCCAAGTTTGTGGATTACCTGGCCAAAGGCGATCAAGAAACCGAGGCCTCGGAAGAAAATTCCGAATTGTTAGCAGAGCTAATTTCTGGAATGGTGGCAGCTTCAGAGGCCAACACCTCAAAGCTCACCGAAGCATTCAACACAAAGTTGAATGAACTCAAGACAGCAAAAGAATCGGAAATAGCCGCTTTAACTGACAAGGTAAATGCACTTGCCGACAGCCAGGAAGAAGACGTAGTTCCGGAGATGGATTCCGAAATTCCAAGAGCAGAGGGTGTTGCATCAGCCTTAAAAGTAGACATGCGTAAGCCTCTGTATGCAGCAGTAGGTCACTTCTTAAAGACAGGTGCCGGAGACTTCAAGGCAGAGTCTATCGACGTAGGAGACCTTCGAAATGAATTTGGAACCTACTTATCTCAAGGTAGGAACAACCTTGACATGATTGATACCCTTTTTCAGGGCTTTACCTCTGCTAAGTACTTCACAAGCAAACGTGCAATTACAGAGCGTAGGGCAATCCAGGCATTGATTACTTCAGTATCTCAGCAGTTCGTTCCAAAATGGACGCCAGGTGGAAAAACTAAATTCCGACCGCTCACTATCAAAAATAGAAGACACAAAATCAACTATTCAGTGACACCGGCGGAAGTATTGGATTCATACATGATGGGACTGTACGATGAAAGGCTGGCCCCCGATCAGATGCCAATCACGAAGTGGATTATTAACCGTATGATGTATCCTCAGGTTCTCCAGGATCAGGAAACGAGAATGGTCTTCAAAGGCAAGTTTGAGGAACTCGATTGGGGTGATGTAAATGAAAATGATCCCGGCCAGGCTCCGGAGAAATCAATGGACGGTGTGGAAACCATTTTAGCAGACAACAAATCTGCTAATGCAGCCAACATTAGATATTTCCCGGATGCAGTCTTGGACTTCATGGCATTGGACAAAGACCAAATGTTGGAGTACACCAGAGATTATGTAAGATGGTTGGCTCCAATCTTCAAAAGAACTTCAATGCCGATCGGATGCTCGGATGAATTCTTCCGACACTATCAGTGGGCATACAAGGAAAAATGGGGCCCTGGATCTAACAAGTCAGATGAAACAGATTTTGGAAGCAACAGAATTGACTTCTCACGACAATATCTGGTCCCAATGGATGGGATGTACAATTCCCCAATCTTGTTTGCCACTCCGAAAGCTAACCTGATCAAACTCAGAAACTTCAACGAAGCCCCAAGGGTGATCAATGACGTTCAGAAGTGGAACTATGAAGTACGATTCATAGGGGAATATTGGTTAGGCGTTGGATTTGACTATGGCGAGGCAGTTTTTGCCTGCGTGCCGGATGGATATACACCTTACAATGAGATTGATAAGATGTACGACGCACATGACACCTATCAGCAAAACAAAGGTGTAGAGACAGGCTCCGGATCTGGTTCCGGCTCAGGCGGACTTTAATTATCAACACTCTCTAATCCCCCTCTAAGAGGGGGCTAGGGGGAGTTTTGAACAAGCACAATTCAAAAAAAACTTCAACATCATGACATACACAAAAGTATCAATACCAAAATCCTCAGGCGGCGGAGCCGGTACACCTGTTGCAAAGGATCCTAACGTCATCTTCATTCGGGTTTCTGACTTAGCCGAGGACGCCAGCGGAAACATCACCGGTTTTCCAAACCGTGATAGCCAGGGCGTAAAATCTGCATCAGACTTAGCACTAAAAGCAGATGAAAAAGCAGTAGGCGTTTACATCACGCCGAGTACGATGAACAGATGGATTACCACTGAAGGAGATCCCGACAAAATGGGTATCATCCAAAACTTCACCGGAGAGCATCCTGGAGATGAGAGCGCTTTTGCCGAATGGATCCAGAACAATCTAAATGAAGACTTCCTGATCATCACCAAAGAATGCGGAGACAACTTGGGTACTCGATTGCTTGGTACACCTTGCAATCCGATGAAGATGCAAATCGAAGGTCAGGACAACAACGAAGGAAAAATGTCGGCGCTTACCTTCGCTTCCGTCCAGCGTAGCAAGTATCACATGATGCACTACACGGGCGCACTCCCAACATTAGCAGACGACTATTCAGATGGATCTGGATCAGCAGGCGGCGGACTATAAAAATTCCCGGCCTTGTGCCGGGATCTTCCACAATCCCAAAACCAAATAATCATGGCAAAAAAAACAAAGAAAAATCAGGGGGATGATACTAACACGACCCAGCTAGATCCCAAAGTCGAAGCCCTGCGCGAAGAAGCAGACGAGTCCCAACAGCACTCCACTAAATCAAAAGAAATCCCCCTTGAAAAGGGAGAAGATGAGATGCGTGAGCAATCGAACCAGGGAGATGTTTCTTCAAAAACTCCAAACCCAAAACCCAAAACCGAAGACCTCATCCATATCGTCATCCCCTACCGGCATGCTTCAGCCAAAGGTGACGAGCTGATCTATGCCCTTAGAGCCTGGCAAAAGTTTTTTCCGCTATCCAGGATCGTCATCATTGGAGACATCCACCCTAAGCTGGATCAAAACAGCATAGAGTACATCCCCTTCAAAGAAACCTCCAAGAATCCGCAAATCAACACGGCAGCGAAGATGCTGGCCATCATAGAATCTAAGGTTGTGCCGGATTACTTTATCTGGTCAAACGACGACATATATCCGGTCACTACACTTACCATTAGTGAAATTGACCTGATCACTGCAGAAGGACCATTGAAGGCCCGAGGATCAGACGGTGGGCTTTTCCGAAAGAACTCAGCGAGGACCGTTGCGGCACTTAAGAAAGAAGGCATCACAGATGGCTTTGATTACGTCACCCATACGCCTGTCGGTTTCTGGAAAGACAAGCTGAGGGATGTAATCAAAAAGTTTGGAGCCGACAAAGAAGGGCATCTGATTGCGACACTGTATTTCAATTACGTGTGGAATGGACACCGACCGGTCATCATCGACAATGGAGTCAATCCTAATCACAAGGGCACGCAATCCTACGTCGCTTGTGTCTTCAACGGAAAAGTCTCAGACCGCAAATTGGAACAAGCTTTCTCTGAAAGGAAGTTCATCAACCACAACGATGCAGGATACGAGAAGGTACTGCCGTTCCTGAAGAAGCTATTCCCTAAAAAATCATCATTTGAGAAGTAAGCCATGAGCTTTTTGGTTGGATGGAAAAAGTCGGACGTGCCACTCATCGAAGCACTCCGACTTTATTTGTATCCCTATCCAAATACATCATCCGATCAAGCATCGGGACCAATTCCCCCTTGGAAGCCGCAACGGACGTTGGGGGCAGATGAGATGCGACAGCAATCGAATCAGGGGGATGTAAAAACACTCCAAAAAACTACAAAATTCCGAACCCAATACCCCTTCCTATCCAGCCCGACCTGCCCACCAGAGCTAAAGATCCTTGCAGCAAACAAGATCACCGCTTACCAAAACTATTGCACAGCCCACCAGCAGCTGTTGGACTGCACCAATCTGGACCAGCAGTTTACCAAGGTGAAGCAACTCGTCGAGAACTTCATTGAAAACCGCAAGATCTTTGACGAATTCAGATACTACATGGAGCACGGCCATACGCTAGGCCAGCACCCCGTTTTCAAAGAGCTGCAACAGATCCGGGAGCTGCACCAACTATCCGATCTCGAGCTCGACCGAAAGAAAAGAAAGCTCGAACACAACATCTGGAGACTCCAATCAGAGATCGCAAAAAAAGACAAACCCCACCTGCAGCTAAGCAGAGAAAAATCCATCACCGAGAAAAAACAACTTCTTCAGTCAATCGAAGAAATCCTTTCAAGAAAAAACGTCGCACAAAAATGAGTAGAAGTCAAACATTTAACATTCAAACATTCAATGCGACAGATGAAAACTCCAATCACCTATTACGGTGGCAAACAACTAATGCTGAAGGAAATCCTTCCGCTAATTCCACAACATGAGATTTATGTAGAACCTTTTTTTGGCGGCGGGGCAGTGTTCTGGGCAAAGCCACCCTCGAAGTGTGAAGTAATAAATGATGTAAACAGCAACATCATCAACTTCTATGAAGTGCTTAATCACAACTTCTTTTCGCTACGAGAGAAGATCGAGGTAACGCTACACAGTAGAGACACTTACAAACAGGCCATGGTAGTTTACAGCCTTCCATGGCTCTTTGACCGGACGATCAGGGCTTGGGCTTTTTGGGTAGTTACAAATCAAGGATTTGGATCAAAGATTGGAACTTGGGGGTACGACAAGGGTAATAGAACAAAAACAATCGCCAACAAAATTGAAGCTTTTAAAGAAGACCTATCAGACCGTCTAAGGAATACACAAATCGAAAATACTCATGCTCACAAAGTCATCTTAAGCAGAGACTCGGAGCAGACATTCGTATACGCCGACCCTCCATACATTAATTCTAATCAGGGACATTATGGTGGATATTCTGCAGAGAATTTTAAAACGGATCTAGATGCGCTTTCAAAGATGAAAGGCAAATTTCTATTGAGCAGCTACCCTTCAGAGATCCTGGATAGCTACATAAAAAAATACGGCTGGCATTCTGTGAGCCATAAGAAGATGTTATCAGCATCAAACGGTGCAAAAGCAGATCGAGGAAAAAAGAAGACGGAAGTTTTGACGGCAAATTTTCCCATCAAATAGAAACAAACTCGGATGTTGTCGCACCCCTGAATAAATCAGTTGAGTATGGAGGCCTTACGGTAACTCCCATCCGAGTCTTTACCTTATGCAAAGTCTCAGCTCAACTGATTTTTCTAGATTAAACAAAAAAGGCGACGTGACAAATCTCTAATATCCTACCACTAAATACAATCTCCAATCCAGAAAATCCCAAATCGAAAAAATCTTCAATCCCCCCTAATCCTCCCGCCCCGTCATCCTGAGCGAAGTTTACGAAGCGAAGGATCCCATCAATCCCAAATCGAAAAAATCGCCAATCGATTCAATCGATTCAATCGCCAATCCCCATTCCCTAAATCGTCAATCGATTCAATCCTCCAATCGAATAATTCCCCCTTTCAAGGGGGGTGCGAAGGGCCGAGTGTAGGCAGGGGGATGTTAAGTCCTTTCCCCTCACGCACTCCTGCTCATCTTTATTCCAGCATCAAAAAGCTAGATGAATTACCATTTAGAATTGACATCCGACCAGACCGAGGAGCTCGAAAAGCTCGCAGCACTCGGTTACACCGCCCGTGAGATAGCCATTTGTCTGATGGAATCTCCCCAAAGGGCAGAGCAGTTCGAGCAGGCCGCCAAAGACCCACAATCTCGCATCTCCTGGCACATAAACCGCGGCATCTTACTCAGCCGCTCGAGGGAAGAAAAAACATTACTCTCAAATGCCGAAGGGGGGAATATTACCGCCTCACAGCACCTGCACAAAGTACGGCGCACGCGTGGTTGGCAAATTTCCAAGTTAGATGTATTTGGAGGTTTTGAGGATCGCAAGCTAGTCCAAAAGCTTGAAGACTACATCGCCGGTGGTTCAATCAATGACCTGAGCCAGGAAGAAGCGATTTACTTAGATGCTTTGATGATCATGAACGAACTGGGCCGAAAGTATGGCCGTCGCAATGCCGTGCGATTCTACACCAAGGAACCATTCAACTTAAGCTACAAAAGAGCTTCTGAAATGTACGATGAATCGGTCAACCTGTTCTACACCGATCGCAACATCGAAAAGAAAGCCATTCGCCACAAGTACGCCGAGCAGCTTGAAGAAGCGGCCGCGGTAGTACTTTCCCAGGCTACATCCTCGCGAGACTTTGAAGTGTACGGAAACATGCTAATCCAGGCAGCCAAGCTCCAGGGATTAGACAAGCCTGATGTAGAAAAACTACCGGTAGACGTGTACCAAAAACCTTTGCGACTGCTGAGCTTAAATACCGAGACCATCGGACTACCAAAGATCGATCGGCAAGCCATCGCCAATCAAATCGAAGCCCTGGAGATCCCAGAGCGAGACAAGATCCGGCTGCGAAAAGACGCCCTGATCGAGCCGTTCAACATAGAAGAAACACTCAATGAGCTGGAGGAAGAAAGTAAGTCAGAAGAGTGAGCATGTAAAAAAGGCGTTCGCCAACTGGCTCTCCCAGATGACCATGCTAATCATGCCCCGCTTCTTCTATGTCATCGCTGGTAGAGGCTCCGCCAAGACCACAGACCTGCAGGTAGAGCGCCTGATTGAGATGCTGTATGACCTCCCTGGCGCCCCTGTTGTTTGGGTGTCCGACACCTACACCAACCTCCAGCAAAACGTCCTGCCTACAGTCATGGAAGGCCTCCAGATGAAAGGCTTTATAGAGGGAATACACTACGTAAAAGAAAAGGCACCTCCGGAATACACGGAAGCTGAAAAGGCGGATCTACCCGAGGGTCTACGCGAGCATTTCTGGAAGCCCTACAATAAGATCGCCAGCTACAAGCACACCATGATTTTCTTTAGCGGCCTAAACATCACCTTTGGATCCTTGGACCGTCCGGCATCTTTGGCCGGAAGAAACTACGTTCACGTCTTCGGAGACGAGGCAAAGTACCACCGCGAAGATCGCGTCTCTAACCTGTTAAAGGCGGTCAGAGGGTACCGCATAAAGTATGGGCATTCCGTCTTCTATAGAGGCCATACGTTCACTACCGACATGCCAGACACCACCAAGATCGGCCAGTACGACTGGATCTTAAAGCAAGGCAAAAAGATGAACGCCAGAGCAATCGCCTTGGTGTTAAAGGCGGGCATGATCATGAATGAAGCCGTCAATGAATATGCGGTAGCGTGTGAAAGTGGAGATACGGAAGAAAAGATCAAAAAACATCGGGTATGGAAGCGCTGGGAAGAACGCTGGATAGCTACCCGGATCCGAAAAGAAGCACATACCTTCTTCTATATTGCGTCCAGCTATGTAAACGCTGATATTCTCACCCCTGAGTGGTTCCAGGAAGCTTACGATTCAGACTTTAGCGATACGCAGACGGCCATTCTCTCAATGAAACCAAAGCTCGAGTCTGGCGAAATGTTTTACGCCAATCTTCAGTCGCATCATTTCTACCATGATGGAAACGATCCCATTTGGTCAAATCGATTTGGCCTGGCAGACAAGGAAGATTGCCGAATCCTCAAATACCTCAATAGGGACAAGCCCGTAGACGCAGCTGCAGATTTTGGCAACATGAATTCACTCACCATGGCCCAGCAAGGTCCGAAGTACTATCGATCCCTAAAGTTCTTTTATGCGCTTTCGCCCGAGTGGATCCGCGACCTTGCAGACAAGTTCATCACTTACATGAAGCCGCACAAACGCAAAGTGCTCAATCTCTATTACGATCGCGCGGGAAACAACCTGAAGAAAGCCGGTCAGGACCTGGCCACTCAGTTAAAAAAAGCCATCGAATATGACAAAGACCAGAAGCCCACTGGCTGGAAGGTCATTCTCATGTCCGAAGGCCAGGGCAACATTGGCGTCAACGAAGAGTACAACTTCATGCATGAGCTCTTTTCCGAAACCAACCGAAAGCTACCCAAAGTCAAAATCGACTTCTACAACTGCAAGCCCGTCCGCTGCAGCCTCGAGATGGCACCGGCGAAGAAAAACACCAAGGGGCAAATGGTGAAAGACAAAAGCTCCGAAAACCTACCATTTCATCGTCTACCCCTGGAGTCCACCAACCCATCCGATTCCTTCAAGTACTTGATGATGCGCAAAAACTGGCGCCGCCTCGTCTCCGGAGCCCGCAAACCCTACACCGGCACCGCCGACACTCATTAAACCGCAACCAATCAATCCTCAATCAAATAAATCGTAAATTCGAACATGCCTACAATCCAACAACAACTAGGTCACTCATATAAAGTCATAACAGCCATCAATCAGGCGATTGACAAAAAGCTGATCCATTTTGAGGACCTTGGTAAAACCATCAAAGTACACACCTATGCTGCACTCTGGTCTGATGATGACAAAAAGAAAAATACCTTTTTCAAAAACTGCTATCTGTATGTTTCCCTCAAAATGAAAAAACATACCCTTGACGACTTACCTCAGAATTTCAAACTGGAGTTCTACAGCCGAGAAACAGGTGAACACATCGGAAACTACATCCCCAAATCAATCTAATCCCCAAATCCCCTCATTCGTCAATCCCCTCAATCCCCTCAATCTCCTGAATTCTCCCTTCTGTATTCTCAGTTCTACCCTGTCCTTTCCTCCTAAACTCATGATTCTACTTTCGAATCATGAACGTCTTCGAAGCCCTCAAGCAGATGCGGATCCTATCCGACCGGCGACAGCCCTTCAGCTTCACCTTCATGTCGTACGATCGCAGCAGGCAAAAGACCAGCGGCATCACTGAGGTCACCAAGGCCAGACTAAAACCTCGAGCCAAAGCAGCAAAGTACGAAAACGCCGACATCATCGAAGAGTACGTTGACCTGCTTACCGGCGAATCCAAAAAGTTCTACCAGTGCACCCTCATGACCTTCAACGGCCAACTCCTGACCCTATCATGATTTACAATGATCAATCTCGGCAAGCAAATCCCCCTTTGAAGGGGGAAGATGAGATGCAAAGCAATCGAATCAGGGGGATGATATATCGGCAACCAGAATGGTACCAACTTCTTCCCATCGTCCACCTCCTAAAGCACTACCATGTCTAAAGAATCCCAAAGCGAGAAAGTCGAGAAAGTCGGCAACTCCCACGTACTCCACATGGAAGCAGGCGTCTATGCCGTCTCCTCCGACTACATGGATTCGTCCTACGAAAACCTCCTAAACAAAGGCAAGGTCGACTGGGAAGAACAGCCCACCATTGTGATGGGCAAGCGGATCGTTCCCTATGGAGAAAACAACGACCTACCCGATATGATCCGAGACATCATGGACGAAAATAACCTCGCCCCTGGTATCCTCGAACGGGAGTTAGGGCTCCTATACGGCAATGGCCCCCAGCTCTATAGACTAAAATACGATTCCGATCAGATCACCAGGGAGTATGTACAGGATGAAGAGATCCAGCAGTGGCTAGAAAGCTGGGATTACAAGCGCTATATCGACATGGCCATGGTCGAGTATAAGTACCTCAAAGGCGTCTTCGTCAAGCGTTACCGAAACAGAGGCGCAAGGATCGGCAGGAGAGCCTACATCAGATCCTTGGAAGTGATCCCGGCTACCGATGCCAGATTAGAGTATCCTAAGCGCCCACCCTTCAGGCTGGAAAATGTACGTCGCATCTACGTCGGTGACTTCTCGCACGACTGTCTACATACCGGCATCACGACCTATCCAAAGTACGATCCATTTGATCCCTTTAAAGACCGTGTTAGCATCGGCTACCACAACAAATACAGCTTTGCCCGCTCGTTTTATCCCGTACCCAGCTACTATGGATCGTTGAAGTGGATCGCCCGCTCCTCAGACATCCCAGACGTGCTGGCATACTTGGCAAAAAACAGCATCACATCAGCCTACCACATCCACTCTCCGGAAGCCTACTGGAAAGAAAAGCAAGAGAAGTTAGAGAAGAAGTATCCCGAAGCTACAGAAGCATTTATTGATAAAAAGCTTGACGAACTCAAAGCTGAGTTTTTCGAAAAATTGGCCAAAGTCCTCACCGGCAAAAAGAATGCAGGCAAGTTCATTGATACCGTGGATTTTCAGGACGACATGGGGAATGTAATATCCTGGAAAGTCGAACCCATCGATCAAAAGATCAAGGACTTCATTGAAGCCCAAATCAAGATCAGCGAAAAGGCAGACTCGGCCACCACGTCAGGCATGGGCTTACACCCTTCCCTTTCAAATATCATCGTCAATGGACAGCTATCCAGCGGCTCCCAGATGCTCTACGCATTGAAGCTCTACATGGCCAGCGACACCACCATTCCGGAGGAAGTAATTTTCGAAGCGCTAAATCAAGCCCTGGCAGTCAACTTCCCCGAAAAGAAACTAAGGATGGGCTTCTACCATCCCACTGTCCAAAAAGAAGAAGAAGTGCCACCCGAGGCCCGTACCACACAAACAGCAGAAAAATGAGCATAGAAATGGAAAACCCGATCACGCCTTTAGAAAAGGCCGATGCACTTGGCAACCTGGTCCAGCAGATGTATCTAGCCCATAGCATGGGCGATGACCATCATTTTAGAAAAGTACACAGCAAAGCAAGCTCGCTATGCCATGACCTTACGAACATGCTTGATACCGAACAATGACAACCCACCCAATTCTAACTTCTAAATTCTGAATTCTAACTTCTCAACTCTATCTCCTGACTTCTAACTCCTGAATTCTCTCATCATGAAACTTCTGATAAACAAATCCTCCGAAGGCGCTACCGAGATCCAACAGCTCACCGGCAGCTACTACCAAAACAACAAGTTCGAACGGATCCAGACCGACTGGCTACTCGCACAGGAAGCCCTGCAAAAGTTAGTTGGAAAAGCCGTCATGAACCGCGCAATCGAGCACTATCATTCAGATGATTTCATTTCCCTATCAGATAGCTATCCCCCCCTTCAGGGGGGGTAGGGCGGGGTTGGCTCCCTTAGCCCCCCGGCAGCCCTTACCAACGAACG